ATGGGTTTTCGTTTACTCACATATGAGGACAGAAAGAGCCTTGAGGCTCTCTATAAGAAAGGAGAGGGACTCCCCACCATTGCAGAGGAACTCGGAGTAAACCTTGCCACGATTTACCGCGAGGTATCGAGAGGCGACACGGGAGAAATGGACGAAAACGGGCGCAACGGCTACAGTGCCGAGATCGCCCAAAAGGCAGTACAGCAAAATCGCAAGCGGTGCGGTCGTAAAACAGTCGCCACTAATCATTAAGAGGAGTCGCAACCATGAGAAATATATTTTCTCATTTTCTATCTCGTTTCAAATTGTGGTGGAAACCACAAAAGAAGTGCCACAGTTGTTGCCTGTGGTGTAAATACTTCGAACATTGCAACATAGATATCAAAAATAATAAAACGGAGTGATTTTATTATGGAAAGCATGACTGTATTTGAAAAGATCGAGGCGCAGCAGCCGAAGGAGCGCAGCGCCGTTTGGATGGTCGGCGAGCAATTAAAAGACATTATAAAAGGTGATCCGCGGGCACAGGAGATCGTATCGCAGGATCTCGACGTCAAGGAAATGTCGCTTGTAGAGTGCGAAAAGAAAATTGCGGAGAGGGCGAAAAAAAACAAGGTCGGGAATTGCGGCTGTGTAACGCCCGCAGAGGCAGAGGAGATCATCCGCACGTTTTACGGGATCTCCGCGGTTTCGGAAGCGAAAACGGATGCGCCGAGCGCGGCGCCGCTGTCGCTTGCATCTTTCTTTGGATAAGGAGGGGCGGCTGTGGATTACACGAAGAAGGTACCGCGCAAGGCTCCCGAGGGAATGCTTGACACAATGGACGAACGCATGGAGGTGCACGGGCTTGTGTATTCCTGCGAGTGGGTAATGGACACCTCGCCGGAGACGATGCTGACGAAGCCGGGGCGCAAAAAGCGCGCAGTGCGCGTGAAGTGCTCCTTTTGCAAGGGAGAAGATCTTCTCGACTACGCGCCGCCGCGCATGATGTGTCACGGCTACGGGATGAGTCAATACGGATTCGTACAGTTGCCTCCCGAGGAGTGCGTCGTTATGGATGGCGACAACACGCTTTGTCCGTTTTGCGGAGTGCCGGTGCTTGTGAAGTGTGCGAGTGCGATCGACAAAAAAGGCAGAGTCATTGTGGACGAAGAATTTGCAATGTCGGCAAGTCTGCTCCCGCAAAGAAAAGGGCGCAGCCCGCTTGTGCTGACAGAGTGGAGCATCTGCCGGGAGATCGACCGCGAGGCGAATGAACATATTACCTCCCGCCCTGCGGAAGCGTACATATTTGAAGCGGACGATGCTGTGAAACTCACATGCAGAATGAAAAGTTATAGCGGCACTTGCGGATATTTTACCGCGTACAGTGCAGTGTGGCGTCAGCCGGAGATGTGGAGCGAGACGACGGGGCAAGAGCTGTGGATCTATGGGCTCACCAAAGAGCTCGTCGAGGCAAGCGCGCTCCCGAACTGCAAGCTGTTTGAATACATGGAGGCGGGATCTTACCGCCGCGAGAACTGGAAAAGCCCTGTCGTATACCTGCGGCTCTATCAGCGATATCCGCAGATCGAGAATATTGTAGTGCAGGGATTTTCTCACATCCTTGACGGTCTGTTTGACCGATATCTGCCTGCATCCAAGTGGGAGAACAATAAGCGCGGTGACATGACCGTGCCGGAGATCGACTGGAGCGAGAAACGCCCCGCACAGATGCTCCATCTCAACAAGGATGAATTTCGCATGATGCAACAGCAGTGTTGGGATCTGTACCATTGGGAGGTTTATCTGAAATGCCGCGAAGTCGGCGACATCCTCACACAGCGCGATATTACACTGCTGCACCAATACGGCGGCGAGGATGCGGAGCGCGTGATCGGCCGTGCGCCGCTCGGAAAGTGCCTCCGCTATATTTTCGAGCAGATGATACCGTGCGCCGACGTGGACGAGGATGAATTCGACATCGAAGTAGACGCCGCTGTGGATCTGACTACGCTCGCGGACTATTGGGATATGGCAGAAACTGCAAAGTGGGATCTAAACAGCACGCAGGTACGATGGCCGGACGATCTGCTTATGGCGCATGCCATGGCGACCGATGCGGTGGATCAGATAAAGAACCGTGCACTGAATCCAAAATTCAAAAAGCGATATGCCGAGCTGTCAAAATATGCTTACGAAAGCGACGGCTTGCAGATCGTACCTGCGAGAACGCAGTCGGAACTGACGCGCGAGGGTAACCTGCAGCATCATTGCGTCAGCAGTTACGGAAAAAGACACGCGAACGGTGAAACGGCGATCTTTTTCATACGGCACGTCGCCCATCCGAAAACGCCGTATTTTACGTTGCAGTTTGATGAAAAAGACGAGTGTGTCAAGCAAAACCGAGGCAAAGGAAACTGCGATCGCACCGAGGAGGTCGTTGCTTTCGAGGCACGGTGGCTTGCGTGGGTGCATGCGGGCTGTCCTCGCGACAAGGACGGCAAACCCATAGATGCAAATACTGTTAAAAAAGGAGTTACAGCATGAACAATCAACTGGAGCAGGTGAGAACACCGGAGATCATTGCACAGGAGATCCGCGGGTATACCGTGATGATGCTGAACAGCATTATCGAGATCGGGCGCAGGATGTGCGAGGTAAAGGCTATGCTGCCGCACGGCAGTTTTGGAAACTGGATCAAGGAAAACACCGGGTATTCTGTTTCGACGGCAAACAATTTCATGCGCTTATTTAATGAATATGCAGACGATCAAATCACGCTTTTTGGAGCCGTTTCAAATTCCCAAACGCTTGGGAATTTGAGCTACACCAAGGCTTTAGAGCTCCTTGCGTTGCCTGCCGAGGAGCGCGAGGCGTTTGTCGAAACGCACGATGTTGAGAACATGTCTACCCGTGAACTGCATGAGGCAATCAAGGAGCGCGATGCCGCGATCGAGCGCGCCAAAAAACTGGAGCAGGACAAGCTCAATCTTACAGAACAGGTTGAGAAGCTTTCCGAAAACCTCACCGAAGCCGAAAGAGACCTTAACGAAGTCGAGAAAGAACTCGAAGCCGCTCGAGACGCCCTGGACAAGCCTATTGAGGCGGCTGTCACTGCGACAGACACTGCCGAAGTAGAAAAGGCTGTAGCAGCTGCACTTGCAGCCGCAGCCAAAGAGCACGCCGCCGAAATGAATAAAAAAGTGGAAGAACTTGCCACCGCCGTAACCGAAAAAGAAAAACTCGAAAAAAAGCTTGAGGCGGCAAAAAAAGCCGCAAGCGCAGCAGAAAGCAAGGCGGCATCCGGCTCGGAGGTATACAAAGCCGAGGCGGAGAGGGCGAAAGCAGAAGCCGAGCGTCTGCGCCGCGAGGTGGCTATGGCTGATCCTGTGACTGCGGAATTCAAGGGGTTGTTTGAGCAAGCATCGGTCATTGCCGCAAAGCTGATTCGACTCGCAAGCGAGGCTCCCGAGGCGAGCGCGCCGAACCTGCGTGCGGCTTTGGATGCGCTCGGTAAACAGATCTCGGAGGGTGTGCAGTGATGAAACGCGAGATCTTATTCCATAGAAAGCGGAAAGACAACGGCAACATCTACGACACCCCCGAACTCTTGGAGGTAGGTGAGGAAGAATGAATATAAGTGCAAAATGCAACTGCTGTGTTGCCGAACCCGTGTGCAAATATAAAGAGATTTACCAAAATGGTGTGAAAAGCATTTTAGAGACAAAGATCAACACTTTATGCGGTAGCTTTTGGGAATTAAAAAACTGTCCGCATATAGAGGTGTCTATAAAATGTCCCTATATGATTACTGCCTCGAAAGTGGGTGAGGAAAAATGAGTATAAGTATTAAGCAGTCAAGCCCTTTTTCAAACGGCACGGAATATGAAATTTTCCTCGACAATTTCTGTTATCGGTGCAAGCACGGCAAAATCAATGAAAACGGATTTGCGGAATATCCCGAAAAAGGCGGTTGCAAAATTTGGGATGCTATGGAAAATGCAAGATTTGATACAAGCCTTTTCCCTTGTGATGATGTTGTACAAATCGAAAAAGATGGAGAATACCCGATGTGGCACGTTTGTAAATCGTTTGAAACAGACAATGCCGAAGTTATGGCGCAATATGAATTATTGTTTAAGGAGTAACAACAATGAAATTGAAACAGATCGAGGCGATCTTGAAAGCGGAAAAGACGATCATCGTTGCCGAAACGCCCGAATGTCAATGGCTTGGTAACGGCGCGGTATTCTATCCCGTATACAATCTGCCGAAGCTGACTTGCGAGAACATCTTTACTATGTTCGATATTGCGGAGGACAAGCGGGACAAGTTTTATTTCAAGGAAACCGTAATTCCCGAACACTACAACCTGGCAGATGGCGACGAAAGCGAACAGATCCTCGACCGTGGCAAGATCGCAATGTACGCGGACGGCAGAACGCTTGAGCCGCTCAAGACCTCTCAAGGTCTCGTATTTATCAATAGTCGATATCTAAAACCGTTTGCGGGTATAGATGGAGGGTATGAGCTTTACGAGCGCACAGACGCAAGCGGCAAATCGTACATAGTCGCCAAAAGCGGCTTTATGCTACTCGGCATTATTCTCCCTTACGACCTCGTAAGCAAAGAGTTTATTGCAACGCTTGAGGAGTTTGTGAGCCTATCCCGCGTGGCACTGTTCAACAAGCAGCAGCGCGAGGCGGAAAATGCGGTGGAACAGCTTACCATCGGAACGGAGGGCGACAATGGCGACATGTAAAGATTGCCTTTCTTATACCGTTTGTGCATACCACCACGAAATGGCGAATGCGGTCGAGGCAGAATGCCCTCATTTCAAAGAGGAGTCGAAAAACATTGTAATTCCCTGCAAAATAGGTGATACCGTTTGGGCGATCCGAAATTACAAAGGCGCAAAGCATCCGCAGTCGGGTGTTGTCGGCGAAATGTTTTTCATGCCCGATATGTCAATTCAAATCGTTGTCAAACACATTGCCCGCGGTGCGTGGGGCGAAACCATTTTTCCGAGCTATGAAGCGGCAGAACACGCTATAGAGCAGAAAGAAACGCGCCGCAAAACCCTCATGCAAGCATATAACAGCGAGAAGGAGGTACAGAACAAATGAGCGACGGTGTAATTATTGCCCTTATAATCTGTGCTACGGCAATTATCTTGGCATTTATCGGCAGAAGCAACCAAAAACAGAAATAAGGAGAGGGACATTATGAGCAATGAAGAATTGAAAGACGCTCTCTTTCGCGGTTGCCCGGTAAAGTACAACGGAATTGTGTATCTCCGCGTATCTGCAATTATTTATCGCAACTGCGCCGGGAAACTTCTTCTTTCTGCGGAATTGTTAGACAGAAATCAAAACAGCGTCACGGTCGTGCCGCCACAAAAAGTACAGGAGGTTACTTTATGAATAACAAGGTAAGAAAAAAGCCGCGCTTGACCGCGTGGCATAAGTTTATCGCATTTACATTGTGCGTGTTTCTGCTTGGGGCTTGCGTAGGCTTTGCTTGTGATGCCTTTTCGGAAAATGCGGAAACCTCCGCAGCTCTCCCTTACGGTACCCGCGACGGAAAGCGCATCACCGAAAACGGCGGCGTACTGTTCAACTATGAAAGCAGCACCTTTGCGCCGATCGACTGCGCGTTATCTACGGAACTGCAAGAGTTTACATATTATTTATGCGAGGCATATTATATCGACTTTGCATTTGCTATGGCGGTCATGTTCACGGAGTCGTCATTTTGCGCCGATGCGGTGAGTGCGTCGAGCGACTACGGACTTATGCAGATCAACACATGCAACCATTACGAACTCGAGGAGGCTTTAGGCATTACCGATTTTTCGGATCCCTACCAAAATATAAGAGCGGGGCTCTATATCCTCCGCCGTCTGTTTGAACGGTACGACGATCCAGCCCGCGTATGCATGGCATACAACATGGGCGAGTATGGAGCCTGGGTGCTTTGGGAAAAAGGCGTGCATGAAACAACATACTCAAACAAGGTGCTCACCAAAGCAGATGAATACGCGGCACAGATCGGCGGTACCGGCAATGTGTAACAATGTACTGTTCTCTATTCACCGTGAGCATAACGAAAAAATTTTCAGCGGGGACAAGCTGCTTGAAATACGGAAAACGGCTCCCTCGTGCGACTATCCCTATACGGGTTGGATCTACGAGCCGAAAAAAGGCGGCGGCGTTGGTGCCATTGTCGGTTATTTCACATGCGAATTTCGTATAAAAACAAATGTGTTTGCGGTCGAGGATCCCGCTGCAGAGAGATACAAAGCCTATCTCGCCGACCGCGCGTGTTTATCCACCGATCAAATGCAAGCATACGCGGATGGCGGAACGATCTATGCGCTCGGCGTGAGCAAAGCGGTGCGCCTCCCTTTCCCTCTCCCTTTATCGGATTTAGGCATCAAGCGTGCCCCGCAGTCCTGGCAATATTTGAAGTCCTACCCAACATTGAAATGAAAAAAGCGGCTACCACTCCGCCCGAGTGATAGCCGCCTTGCAACATCCTTTGTGCTGCTTAACTACATTTATTATTATAGCACAGAGGTAACGGAAAGTCAATAGCAACGAGAGCAAAACGGCTCTTTTCGGGCTCGTAATGGATAATATCTTAACGACCACGGGAGCCTCGGCTCCCACGATCGCGGTATGCTTTCGTTGGCTTTCGTAAAAAGACCGAGTAAACAGCTTTTCCTCGTAACGAGAACAGCGCACCGATGTGCGACTGATCGCGTTATGAGATTTTCGCATACAGGAATGAGGGCGGAACGAGCAAGTCGCCCGTTTCGCCCTTGCTTTTTACAATTTCCCTTATGGAAAACCAAAGCGTTAAACCTCGGGGTTTGGGGCAGAGCCCCATATGCAAAAACGGAGGTTAAAAATATATGCGTTGCCTATACAGAGAAAAAAAGCATTATTGCGGTGAGTATTTGGAAGTTGATCTCTACCCCGTATTTGAATATCAGCGCGGCCGCGGGAAAAAGCGCAAACCTACGACCGAAACGCAGAAAAGACTCAACCAAAGAAACGCCGAGCGCAAGCTGATCCGCTTACTCAATACCAATTTCACAAAAAAGGACATTCGGTTTGATCTTACATACAGTCCCGAACATATGCCGGGCACGCCCGAGGATGCGCAGCGGGAAATGCAAAATTTTCTCCGCCGCGTCAAACGGTATCGCACAAAAAACGGCTTGCCCGCACTAAAGTATGTCGCTGTTACCGAGATCGGCAAGCGAAACGCCCGCGTGCATCACCATATTGTCATGAGCGGCGGTGTGGATATAAACACCCTCGCCGACATATGGGGCAAAGGTTACACCACCGCAAAGCCGTTGCAATTTGACGACAGCGGCATTGTGGGTATTGCAAAATACCTCGTCAAGGAGCCGATCCTTGGCAAGCGTTGGTGTGCGAGTCGCAACCTGGAACAGCCAAAAACGGTGGAGAGGGACGGCAGAATACCGCAACACAAGGTCAAGGAATTTCACGACAGCGGATATGACAACAAAAACGAGATCGAGCGGCTGTATGATGGTTACAACCTGGTTGACATCAAGCCGTATTACAACGACATTAACGGCGGCTATTATTTAACCGTCCGATTACACAAGAAGCCCGCCAAAGCGCGGAGCAGAAAGCGAGGGTATTATGGCACAGAATAATTTTACCAGTGGGGCGATCAGTTGCACGATGTCAAAGATCAGTGGCTCTCTTACAGCATCAGGCTTTGACCTGGGGAACCCCAAAAACATAGTGCAATATTATCTCTACAAAATGGAACTTGCAATGCAAGAGTGCGGCGATGCTATAGCCAATTTGATAGACGAGCTTGCAGCCGCTATTAACACACTTATTCCTGCCGTAGTTGAAGCTTACAAAAAAATCATAGCAAAAACTTGTTTTAATCGCATTGCCTTTCTTGCATATCACGCAAAGAAAGCGAGAACACGCAAGAAAAACAAAGCTCGTCTCTTTCGTCTTATGAGGGCATTATTTCGACCTGGTGAGAATGAGAAGCCACAGAAAAAGTATTTGACCGCAAATAGGAGGACGATTTATGAACTACTTTAAGGCAGCGGAGCAAGTGCTCATGGCTGTGCCGACATTGAAAACGGCATTGCAGAATTTGACCTCCCGCAAGGAGCGATTGCTCGGGAGCGGGAAACCGCGTTTGCCGGGCGCAATTACCTTTGACAAACCGTTTACCGATGCGCACGCCGCAAACGATACGCTTAACGACCTTTTGGAGCTTACCGAATGTGTACGGAATATCGACGAAACAAAGCGCGTGCTTTCGGAGATCGAAACGATCCTCGGGCAGCTTTCCGACGAACATAAAAAGATCGTTGAACTGTGGTACATAGAGAAACGCTCCAAGCAAGAGATCCTATCCGCTATGCACTACGAGTCTTTTACCACGGTATATAATGCCCGTAATCGTGCCGTCGCAGAGTTTGCACTGCTCTTTTACGGCGCCTCCGCAATGCCCTCGGTTTAGCCGATTTGAAAAAAGAGTGTATAGAAATTTGCTTTTTCCCGTTGTATACTGATACCGTAGAAATATGCGATACGGCGGGCGGCAGCAATGCGGCTCGCTTTGTCGTTTATACGGAGCATTGTTTATGCAAGAGTTTGCACGCAAGTTTTATTTGAGTAGGACATGGCGAAAAACAAGGGAATATATTTACAAGCGTGACATGGGGTTGTGTGTACATTGCGGCAGACCTGGTGAAATCGTGCATCACAAAATACACCTCACGCCGCACAATATAGACGATCCGAACATCACGCTATCAGAGGACAATCTCGAACTCCTATGCCGTGAGTGTCACGCTATAGAGCATCCCGAGGGCGAGCCTGTTACAGCAAGCGGGTTGATGTTCGACAGCGAGGGAAACCTCGTAGAAAGAGAGAGGTATTTATGAGCAGAGTTTGCGAGGTAATTATATACACATCCTCGGGCGCGTTGTCCTTTACGGTCAAGGCACCTACAGAGGACTTCCAGGAGCGACTTGCCAACGCGCTTGAGGAGGGCACGGTGTTGCTCGATACCGTGGACGGTAGCAAGCTGATCCTTAACGCAATCAATGTGGTGGCAATCGAGGTCAACGCGGTTGCGGATGGCGGCGAACAGCCGCAGAATATCCCCCCCACTCAAAAATAATGCGTTGCTTTTCTATGAACCGTCATTAAGCCCCTTTTATGACCGACCCATGTGCATATTACCCCCCTACCTTACTCCCAAAAGAAAGGAGAAGCAGTTTGGAAGATACATTATTAAAGCGACAGAAAAAAGAGCTGTCGAGAATTAAAAAAATCTACGCGAATTTGTCCGAAGAACGCCTCAAAATCGCCGAAAAACTGTTTGCGCGAGCCGCTTATATGCTCGTTTCTTTGGAGGATATGGAGGCGAAAATCAACGAGGACGGACTCGTTGTTGAAATGCCGCAGGGCGCGTATAAAATCGAGCGGGCGCACCCGCTTTTGCAGCCTTACAATGCCATGGTCAAGAACTACAACGCGACAATAAAGCAGCTTGACGACCTCCTCCCGAACTCCGAGGCGGAGGCAGCGGGACAGGCTCTCATGAAGTTTGTCGCCAAACCCAACAAGGTGGCGAAAAAGTCTTGAATTATGTGCGCGAATACTACGACCGCATAAAGCACGGCGAGATCATCACAAGCCGCCGTGTAAAGGCGGTCTATGAGCGACTTGTCGCGGAAATGGACGCGGCTACAGCCGACTCCCCGTATTATTTCGACGAGGACGCAGGCGAACGCCCGATCCTCTTTATCGAAACATTTTGCAAGCAGTCGCAAGGCACGATCGGGGCTCCACTTGAACTTGAACTATTCCAAAAGGCTTATATACAACTGCTTTTCGGATGGTTGGAGAGGGACACAGGCTACCGTCGTTTCCGCGAGACAATGTTTCTCGTCGGTCGTAAAAACGGCAAGTCAACCTTGCTTGCGGGCATTGCCCTTTATATGCTTATTGCCGATTATGAGGGCGCAGCGGAGATATACTCCGTGGCGACCAAAAAAGACCAGGCAAAAAAGGTACTTACCGAGGCGGTCAACATGGTTAAACAGTCGCCCGAGCTGCGGGCGGTTGTAAAAAAGCGTCGCAATGACATCTATTTTCCCGCGACCTCCTCTATTTTTGAGGCACTTGCCTCGGACTCGAACACGCTTGACGGCTTGAACGCGCACGCCGTTATTATCGACGAGCTACACGCGATCCGCGACAGAAACCTTTACGAGGTTATGAAACAATCTATTTCGAGTCGCCGTCAGCCACTTGTCATTATGATTACCACGTCGGGCACGGTGCGTGAGTGCATTTTCGATAATATGTACGAGCTTGCATGTGACCTGGCAGACGGTAAAAAAAAGGACGACACATTTTTGCCGATCCTCTACGAACTCGACCACCGCGACGAGTGGACAGATCCGAAAATGTGGATCAAGGCAAACCCGGGTTTAGGCAAGATCAAGCAATATAAAACCCTGGCAAATTTCGTCGAGCGCGCGAAAAACTCACCTGCCGATCTCCCAGGCGTTTTATGTAAAGACTTCAACATCCAAGAGAACGAGAGTAATGTTTGGCTATCTTACGAGGAAGTCAAAAACACCGCTACTTTCAACATGGAGGATGTATATAACACCTATGCAATCGGAGGATGTGACCTATCAGCAACAACCGACTTGACTGCCGCAACCCTTTTGATCCGAAAGCCTGGCGACACAACCATTTATGTGTTGCAGCAATACTTCCTCCCGCATGCGAGAATCGAGCGACTCGAGGAAAAAAACACCAACGAGGCACCGTATAAACTGTGGGCGGAGCGCGGCTTGCTTACGATCTGCGAGGGAAACCGCGTCAATTTCTCAGATGTAACAGCGTGGTTTGTGCAAATGCGCGAGGAGCACAAAATAGACGCAATCAAAGTTGGCTATGACCGCGCCCTTGCCGGCTATTGGGTGGAAGAAATGAAAAGCAACGGCTTTACAATGGAGCCTGTTGCACAGGGACCGTTCACATGGTCACAACCGATGCGCGAAATGGGCGCAGCTCTCGCCGATAAACTTGTGAACTATAATAACAACCCGATTTTGATTTGGTGCCTATCCAATACGGCAGTAAAGAAAAGCGGACTCAACAACATACAGCCTATTAAGATCACTGACAAACGCCGAATCGACGGAGCGGTGTCGCTGCTCAATGCATGGGTGCTGTATGTAAAGTATTACGACGATTTTATGTACAATGTGGGGTGATTCAGTGCAAGAAAAAAGAGGACTTTTCCATAAAATCTTTGGAAAACTCAAAAACTCGATCGGCAGTTTTAAGCAATTCCGACTGCTCAATACATACCAAACGACATTTACACCTTTCTCGGGTAATGCCTATGATGTAAACACGGTACGAGCCGCGGTTGATGCGTTTTCCAGACGTGCAGCAACGGTTAAGCCGCGACACATTCGGCGTGGCGAGGGGAAATTGGTTGATGTAAAAAGCAAATATAATCAGCTTTTACAATTCCGCCCTAACCCGTATACAACGGCGTATAAGTTTTATTATAGGCTTGCTACGCAGTACAAACTCTATAATAATGCTTTTGTATACCCCGTTTGGAACGAATGCACAGGCAAACTCGAGGCTCTTTATAATATCAATGCAACCTCAATCGAGCTGATCGAGGTTGACGGCGAAATGTATTGTCGCATGACCTTTGCAAATGGCAATCGCTATACTTGCCCGTACACCGATTTAATACATATTGGATCGCATTTCAACGAAAACGACGTTTTCGGAGAAAGCAACCGTCCATTATTCCCCGTATTGCAAACCGCGACTACTTTCAATCAGTCCATGAGCAAGTTTGCAGAGCTTATTGCGGTTGTTCGAGGTATATTAAAAATTCAATCCTCCACCAAAAGCGAGGATTTGAAAAGCCGCCGCGACGAGTTTATCCGCGATAACCTCAAAATGGAAAACAACGGCGCAGGCGTTATTGTTACCGATAACAAGTACGATTATACACCGATCACGGACAAGCAAACACCGATTCCGCAAGGTCAGCTCATATATGTCAAGTCGGAAATTTATGCATATTTCGGCACCAATGACAACATTGTGCAGAACAAAGAATCGCCCGAGGAAGCATCTGCATATTACAATGGCGAAATCAAGCCGTTTTTTGAGCAATGTTCCCAGGCGTTTACAAATGCAATCTTCTCGGGTAAGGAGCCCTCGTATGGAAACGAGATCATTTTCGAGGGGAACAGTTTGCAAAACGAAAAGCTTTCCGACAAAACAACAACCCTCAAATTTCTTGCGGAAATTGGAGCGATCACTATTGACGGCGTATTGCTTGCCTATAATATGGCTCCGCTCGGTGGAGAGGAGGGCGCACGCAGAGTGCAAACACTGAACATGGTAAACGCAGCGAAAGCGGACGAATACCAATTAGGCACACCGACCAAGACAGAAACAGATCCACCTGTGCCTAATCCCGACGATGGGACGGCCGCAGGCGTGGATCCCGAGCCCAATCCAAACAACAAGGAGGAATAAAATGCCTATCAAGCCTAATAGAGAATACCGAAATTTCAGCCAAATGCTCGCGCCCGATCACGCGGAATCGGAAAACAGTTCCGCGTATACCGTACAGGGACGCGCAGTTGTGTTCGATACGCCGACTTGCCTTTTTGAGTGTGACGGCGTGAAGTATTACGAGGTAATTGCCCGTGGTGCTTTTGACGACTGCGACATGAGCGATGTAATTTTCAATTACAATCACGGCGGAAAAGTTGTAGCCCGCCTCCGCAACAAGACACTCAAACTCTTTACAGAGGACGGCGGCTTGGATATGGAAGCAGACCTGTCGGGAACCGTAGAGGGACGCAACCTCTATGAAGAAATCAAAGGCGGCTACATTGACAAAATGAGTTTTTCGTTCACGATTGCGGAGTCGAGCTACAATGTAGACACCCACACGCGAACGATTACTAAAATCAAAAAGCTATATGATGTCTCGGCGGTGGATATTCCCGCATACAACGAGACCTCAATTTCCGCGCGAGGCTTTTTCGAGGAGGAGCACTCGAAAGAGTTTATGGCTTTGGAGCAAGCCCGTCGCCGCAAGTTGCTTATAGCGAAAACCCTACTCTAAACCACAAAAAGAAAGGAACAACCATCATGTTTGCAAAGAGAATTGCAGAAATCAACGCTCGCAAGGCTGAACTGCGGGCAATGCTCGAGAACGACGCAAATGCGGATCTCGACGCTATCGAAAACGAACTCCGCGAGCTTGATACCGAAATGCAGGGTATCGAGCGCAGAAAAACGATTGCGGGCGGCATCAACGCGGGTACCGTCCAGGGCAACGCTGTTACAAACCCCGTAGCGGCACGATCCGCACAGGAGCCCACATTTACGAGAGAGAATGTGCTCTCCTCTCCCGAATATCGCAACGCATGGGCGAAAACCCTCATGCATCGTGCTCTCTCTCCTGTTGAACAGAGAGCACTTGAAACCGCGCTGACGACCACAGCGACCGATTATGTGGATCCCACGGCAAGCGTGAACGGTGTAAACAACGGCGGCTTGTTCATCCCCACCGACATCAATCTTGCACTCCTCGAGGCGATCAGCCTTGTATCTCCTATGTTCCGTGATGCGGCACGCACCAACATCCCCGGTCTTGTCAAATTCCCGTATAAGGTGACGGCATCGGGTGCGAAGAACAAGAAAGAGACCGAAGCAACGGCAGATGCGTCCATCAAGTGGGCTGACCTCGTGCTCGGTACATCCGATATTTCGGAAACAATCCGCGTTTCGTGGAGACTCGAGGCAATGGCAGTCGAGGAATTTATCTCCTACATTACTGCCGAACTGATCGAGCAGGTACAGGATAAGGTCGCAACCGATCTTATTTACGGTACCGGCAACGAGGCAATGAAGGGCGCGACGCTCGAGGCTGTCAAGTACACATACGAGGGCTCCGTCCTTGATGCTATCGGCGTCGCACTCGGTAAGCTCGGTAAAAAGCAGAAGATCGGCGCAAAGATCTATGTTGCACAGTCTGTGGTAGAGGAGATCTCCTTTGCCAAGGACAACGACGGCAGCTATATTTACACCCCGATCAACAATGTCGGTGTGAATACCATTGCCACCTATAAGGTCGAGGTGGATCCTTACCTCAACGACGGCGACTTTGTAATCGGCAATATCAAGCGTTATTACCGCGTGAATGTTGTAGAAGCTACCAAGATTGCCAAGGACAGCTCGGGCAAGGCACGTGCAAACGACTATACTGCGTATACGATCATTGCAGGTGCAGCACAGCCCGGTACTCTGGTATACGGCAGCAAGAAAACTGCCTAATCTCGGAGGCTAACATATGGCGAATGTCTCGACACAGCTTGTGTACAGTGTTCGCCAATACCTGCGCATCAATCATACCCGTTTTGACAGCGAGATTTCCGACCTAATAGGAGCGGCGCAAGCCGACCTCCTATTGGGCGGAATCAAAGCCGCCAAGGTCGAGGACGAAAGAGACGCGCTGATCAAGCGGGCGATCGTCTGCTATGTAAAAGCCGAATTTGGACTCGACAACGAGGATGCGGACAAGTACCGCAACAGCTATGAACTGCTCAAGCGGCATTTACAGCTTTCAAACGAGTATCTCGAGGAGGCGTAGGCATGTATTGGCGGGAAATCGGCTTTTTGTGCGTGGAAACCGAAAAGCTCGACTCGCTCCGAAAGCCATACAAGGAGTACGAAAAACGCGAGGTTTTTTGCAACTCCAAAGGCGTAAAGCGTAACGAGTTTTACCAGGCACAAGCACAGGGCTACCGCCCCGAGCTTTGCGTAGAGATAAAGGAGCTTGACTATAACGGAGAGGGGCACTTTGAATTTAACGGGAAAATGTTTCGCATCATCCGCACATATCCCGTTAAAAACGAGTGCCTCGAACTCGTTTGCCAGGCTTTAGTAGTCGATAACAAGTAAAGCGAGAGGAGGCTGCGTCCTATGAGAAAATCGAATACAGAGGCGTTTATAGTCACCATTGTAGAGCGCGTTAATGCTATTTTGCCGACCTATTATGAGGAGGCCCCGACCGAAAGCGAGTTATCGTATGCGGTTATCAGTGGAATTAACATTATTCCGCTCGATCATGGCGACCTCGCCTCTTTTTACATCGACATTTGGGTGGATGAAAAGAAACCCAATGCCACCGTAGAGCTGGAGCGCACCTGCGACAAGTTGCGCACCGAGCTTTACAATGCCGTAATATCCGCGCCCGGCATGTACGGGCATATCGGATTTGACAATCAAAACACCGTTGCCGACAACGAGTTTGACATAGCGCACCGCCGCTTGTCCATGTCGGCAAGACTATTCTACTGTTAGGAGGTAACAAATGGTTACTAATCTCACCACCAAGCAGATTGAGAACATTCAGATCGACGAGTCGGTCATTGTTCTTGATTACGGAGAGGACACGGAGCGCGTTTTGGCTCCTACGCGCGGCGGCGGCGAATTTGTCGCATCTGTGACCGTCCGCGACATCGAATTTGACGGCAAGAAGGGCAAGACCGCAGGTACCCAGGTTATTGAGGAACAGGCGGCATCCATCAAGGTAACGACACTTTGCATGAGTCAGGAAAACCTCGCCCTCGCTATTCCGAACTGTACCATCGAGGATGACGAAGGAAAGACGATCAAAAACCCCAAATCGGGTGTGATTCCGCAGTCCGCGTACCTCAAAAATGTTACGTCGTTTGCAAAGCTTATCGGCGGCAAGTACAAAAAGATCACGATTTACAACCCGATGCATGAGACGGGCTTTACGACGAAAGCCGTGCAGAAAGCAGAAGGCGAGCTTGCATTGGAGATTCATGCACACTATCCGAACAGCGATCTTGACGGCGATCTGTGGAAGGTAGAAGAAATCTCCCAAGCCCCCGCGTTTGCATCCGAGGCAGTAGCGGCTGCTGCACCTGTAACCAATGAAACGGACGGCGACGCGGTGCCCGCATACGATCCCGAGGAAGTATAAGGAGGAGCAAGCATGCTGACTATCAAAACGATGCCGATTTTGCTTACGATCGTGAGCAAACTTGACATTAAGCCCGTAATCGAAAAGCTCAAGACCGTTGATATTTTCGAGAACACCAAAAACAAAAAGGACGCTGTGAAACAGCTTTCCAAGGAAAAGGTCGGTATTTTGGCCGCAGAGATCATTACCGATCTCACTCCGCAGCTCGGCAAGGTCGCCGACGATCTTCCGCAGTTTGTCGCAGCGTACAAGGGCGTAAGCCTTGAGGAGGCAATGGAGCTTGACGCTGCGGAGGTAATCAACGAAATCATCAACGATGAGGGCGTTGTAACTTTTTTCAAGCGTGCTCTGCGGAAGAAAGCAGAGCAAAATGCTTAACCCTACTGCATAAATACTACGATTGGCAGCTCATTGAGAACCTCCCTTTGCGGGCTCTCCGTGAGCTGCTTTCTTATGCCTACAAAGAGGAGGCGCGACTGCAAAAAGAGCAGCTCGAAAAACAGCTTTTCCCCTTGTGGCTTGTAAATTATGCGGTAGCGAAATTGCAACACGCGGACGAGGTTATGGGCTATGAGGAATTTTTGAACAGCGTCCTCGATCCCTCCAATACTGCCGCACCGGTAAAAGAACACAAGCAAAGAACAGCCGAGGACATCATGGCGGAGTTTATGCCGCTTATGGAGGCTGACAAAAGGAAAGGAGGCTAATTTTGGCGAGTATTTTATCCCTTTTCGGTACGATACTCATTGACAATACAAAAGCCAATGACAGCATCGACACCACCACAAAAAAGGCGGAAAACAGCGGTTCCAAAATAGGCTCCGCTTTTGCAGCGATCGGAAAAGGTGCCGTCGCCATGGGCACGGCGGTTGTCGCGGGTGCTTCTGCGCTCGGCACGGCTGCGTACTCTATGGCAATGAACACATCGGACGCGGCGGGCGATATTCTCGATGCGTCTATGAAAGTAGGCATGTCCGCCGAGGAGTACCAAAAATGGTCTTACGCCGCATCCATGTGCGGCATGGAGGCAAAGACACTCGAAAGCGCAATGATAAAGCAGCAAAAGGCTTTTTCGGACGCGAAAGAGGGCTCTAAAACCGCAAGCGCGGCATACAAACGCCTTGGTATTGATATAAATGCCGTTGGCGACTCCTCAGAGGCTTTCGACCTGGTTATTGCAAGGTTATCCGAAATGGAAGACGAAACCGAGCGAAATGCACTTGCAAATGATATTTTTGGAAAATCCTATGCTGAACTTGCACCAATGCTTGCAGAGGGATCAGAAGGTATTGCGGCGCTGAAACAAGAGGCAAGCGATCTTGGTATTGTTATGAGCAATGATGCAGTAGCCGCGGGCGAGGGGCTCGGTGACTCAATCGACAAGATCAAACAAGCCTTTGGCGGTGTGCTAAACATGTTAGGATCCGCAATAGTCCCTATTATTCAACAAGTAGCAAATCTTATTTTGGCATCAATGCCAAAGATTTCGGGGCTCATTGCGGGTATTATACCTGTATTAACGTCTACTTTTGACAAAATTCTACCACCGTTATTTGATCTCGTGGAAAGTTTGCTCCCTGTGATTTTTGACTTGATAACGTTATTGTTACCGCCTATCGAATCGATAATCACCTCGATACTGCCTTTACTTGTTGACATAATTCAACAACTTTTGCCCTTTTTTGTTCAGATCATTGAACAATTACTCCCCGTGCTAATGGATCTAATAAATGCATTGTTACCTATCATTTCGCAACTTATCAATGCAATCATCCCAGTAATAATTGAATTATTACAAGCACTTTTGCCACCTATTATACAAATAATCGAGGCAATTCTCCCTGTTTTTATTGAGCTGATTAACATGTTGCTACCAGTATTTATACAGATTATAAATGCAGTGCTTCCCATCATTATTCAACTCATCAACACGCTTTTTCCCTTGCTGTTAAATATAATTGAGGCGATTCTTCCTGTTTTTATTCGATTGATTGAGGCAATACTGCCGCCAATCATGCAAATAATAGAAGCAATCCTCCCGGTTTTCATCAATTTAATAAATGAGATATTACCGCTTGTAACGAGCATCATCAATGCAATTCTTCCAATTCTGGTGTCCTTGCTCGATGCAATTATACCTCTGTTACCGCCGATTCTCGAAATTATTTTAGCAGTAATTGAGCCTTTGCTCGAACTTATAAACCTAATATTGCCTCCGCTTATCAATTTGTTGCGAACCGTTATTGACAAAATTATGCCACCATTGCAAAAAGTTTTTTCGGGTGTAACGGAGGCAATCGGAGGAGGCTTCAAAAAGGCACTTGAGAATATAAAAACTGTTATTGAAAATGTAAAAGGCGTTTTCACGGGTATTATTGACTTTGTAAAAAACGTCTTTACGGGAAATTGGAAAGGTGCTTGGGAATCGGTCGTCAAGATCTTCTCGAATGTTTTTGAAGGTATCAAAAACGCCTTTAAGGTGCCGATCAACTGGATCATTGACGGCATAAATGTTTTTATCCGTGGTCTGAACGCACTCAAAGTACCCGATTGGGTGCCCGGTGTAGGCGGCAAGGGTATCAACATCAAAGAACTAAAACGCCTCCGCATCGGTATGGAGTATGTACCATACGACGAGTACCCCGCACTGCTCCACAAGGGCGAGCGCGTACTCACCGCGGGCGAAAACAAGGAATACACTACCGCTATTTCGGCGGCGGCAGACACCAACGGAGAGGGACACCCCACCGTAAGTATTGTGCTTGGTGAAAAAGCGATCTACATTGAAAATCTCAACGCGAACAGCGAGGACGATGTGGAAAGCCTCGTTGACCTCCTGTTGGAGATGATTGCCGAAAAGATCAAACGAAAGGAAGTTGTGTTTACCTAATGGCAACATTTTCGCATTTTTCTTTCAATGGGCGCAGCTCCCTCGAGTTTGCGCTACTCATTACCGAAAAGGGCTCCCACAAGGGAGCCTCTCGGGATGTGACTTATACGAGCGTCCCAGGACGCAGCGGCGACCTTATCACCGATAACGGACGCTACAAAAATATCAACATCCAGTACAAGCTCACCTTATTAAACGATACCGAAAAATCGTTTGAGGAGCTTGCACGGCAGATCAAAGCCTGGCTCCTCGCAGAGCAAGGCTATTTCCGTCTTACGGATAGTTACGATCCGAATTATTTTAGACTTGCCTCCTACAGCGAGGAGGCAAATATCGAGCAGGAGCTCCGCGAGGTTGGCTCGCTCTCGGTAAAGTTTAATTGCAAACCGTTCAAATACTCTTTCGCGGGACAGGAGGCTGTCACCATGACCGAGGCGGGCGTCCTCACGAACGCGGAACAGTACGAAGCCGCACCGTATATCAAGATCACGGGCAGCGGCGCAATCACTCTTTATGTCAACAATGAGGCGTTTGCTTTTACGGAAATCGACGAGTATATCGAGATCGACTCCGAAATTATGAACGCTTTTAAAGGTACAGAGTCCCGAAACAGCAAAATGGCGAGTGCAGCGTTTCCGACACTGCGTCCCGGGGATAATGCTATTTCGTGGGACGGCACCGGCACAGTTGAAAAGGTCGAAATCATACCGAGGTGGTGCTGTTTATGATCCCGATTTTATACGCCAAAGAAACAACAGATTTCAGCAATAACGGCATCGGCTTTTTGCGTGATGCTGTTAAAGTCCTGGTCACGGAAGAACGCAACGGCAGCTATGAGCTCTCTCTGCAATATCCTATTACGGGGCAATGGTATGCGCAGATCGGAGAGGGATGTATTATCAAGGCGAAAGCCAACGAAACGAGCGAGCCGCAGCTATTCCGCATCTACAAGTCAAGCAAGCCCCTCAAGGGAATGGTTACATATTCCGCTGAGCATATCAGCTATGATCTCGGCGGCGTCCCAACGCGCAATACCTCGTTAAAAAGCGCAACGCCGTTAATGGCAATGCAACGCGCGGTAGATAATGCCACATTGCCTTGCAATTTCACCATGTACAGCGATATTTCCGCGCTGAACGACATTTCTATTCCTACGCCTTGTTCCATTCGCGCCGTGCTTGGCGGGCAAAGCGGCTCGATTCTCGATGTGTGGGGTGGTGAATTTGAGTTTGACAACTTCACCGTAAAGCTACACGAAAACAGGGGTGCCGACAATGGCGTTTCCATTGCTTACGGGAAAAACCTAACCGACTTAAAACAGGAACGCAATATTTCCGAGTGCTATACCCACCTTATGCCATACGCAAAATACAGCGCAGACGGTGACGACGGGGAAAGCGAGGAAATCTATGTATATCTTTCGGAGAGCGTAATACCGCTTGCGATCGCCGAAAACATCGGACATTATAAAGCTTGTATTATGGACTTTTCCGACCGTTTCGAGCTTGAGGACGGAGAAACCATAACGGAGGACATGCTGCGCGAGGTTGCGACCGCCTACGCAGAAACGGCGGAGATCGGCGTGCCGCAGATTAACATTACCGTTTCTTTCGTGCAGTTATGGCAAACGGAGGAATACAAAAACATTGCTCCGCTTGAGAGGGTACAGCTTTGTGACACCGTAACAGTGCATTTCCCTGCGCTTGGTGTAAAAGCCTCGGCAAAGGTTATTAAAACCGTTTACGATACCCTCAAGGAAAAATACAACAGCGTTACCCTGGGCGACGCGAAAAGCACACTTGCCGACACGATCAGCGGTCAGAAAGCCGAGCTTGAAAGTATGATTGTCAAGGGCAATGCGCAAGCCTCCGAGGCACTCAAAAAAGCCATTCTAAACGCGACAAACCTTATCACGGGACAAGCGGGCGGCTATGTGGTATTAAACCCCGCAGAAAAGCCGCAGGAGATCCTCATAATGGATGCGCCTACCATTGCAGACGCAAAAAAAGTATGGCGGTGGAATAGCAGTGGTTTAGGCTACTCCTCCAAGGGCTATAACGGCGAATACGCGCTCGCCATGACAATGGACGGCGCGATCGTCGCCTCGTTTATCACTGCAGGTACCCTCAACGGAGCTTTACTGCAAGCGGATAGCGTGCAATCCTCGGCGATCTCTGCCTCCTATAAAAAAGAGGTAACAGACGCACTCGGAAATGTCGAGTCCTCCGTTACACAGGCGTTTAAGGCTGCAGACGAGGAATTGTTGAGTCAAATCACCGCGCAGATCGGCGATTTCGCCACATCCTCGGAAATCAAGCAGTTAAGCGATAAAATCTCTCTTGTGGTTACTTCTACAAGTAGCGGTGACGAGATCGACAGTGCAAGCATTATTGCCGCAATCAACGGTGATTCAAGCACGCTCACCTTGGATGCAGAGAAAATCGACTTATCGGGATATGTTTCTTTTTCGAGTCTTTCTACTGCAGGAAAAACAAACATCAATGGCGGAAATGTTACCTCGGGAACGATAAGCGCAGATCGCATTGACACAGAAAACCTTATGTGTACAGCTCTGTATGCAAAGGGTTATGAGGGCGAGTACAGCGTCAGACTGAACGGCGATTATGGCGATTTCGGTATTTTTATACCTGGTGCAAGCGAAGAATCCACCGCAAAAAGCGCGGACTGCATGTTCGGTATATACCAAAACGACGAGGGCACACAAGCGGTAAATTTCCACGTGTACGGAAATAATTTTGCAGGTTACAATGGTGCTCAAACAACATTTTTCGCAAAAGGAAATTGGAACTTTGCAAATGCAAGTGTAACAGGTCTTGTCGTAACCGATGCGGTTGCAGTTTTCGGGGAGTAATCGAATGGCAACACAATTAGAACTCGAACTTATCAGCAGCACACCGACCTCGCTTACAATGCGAATAGTAGATCCGTCTAACGAATTTGGCTACACGGGATGGTTTTCTTACTATTTAGGTGACGAATTTCTCGAGTATGCGTTGATGATTTACCCGGAAGATGACGGATCGGGAAGCCAGCCATTCACTATATCGGGACTGTCGCCGGGAACGTACTATTATATTTGGATTCTCATGGAAGATGATAGTTATGAAGATCCATGGAATGGATTTACAACGCCATCATCGTATGACCTTATCCCCAAAAACCTTGTAACAACTCGCATCAATCGAGGTTATATTCTCAAATGGGATGCTCCTAATGATGCAGACTATTACAAAGTCCGCGATAAGCTTTCTACCGCAAGCAGCTATGTGACTGTTACCGTCAGCGATCCTACAAGAACGAGAACAGGGCGCAAATGCTGCAAAGTGTACGATATTGGTGTACAAGCCTTTTACGGTAACGGCACCTCGAGCACTTCGGACGACATCGGAGGCGGTTGGTATTTCAATTACAGCATTACAATTCCGCCGCCACAAATAACAATCGAATCAACGACTGTAAATAGTAGCGTTGTTAGTGTTGAATGGGATCTGAAAGTCACGGCCAATGATGAAATAATCAACATTTATTGTTCCCTTGTCAATTCATCGGGTAAAACAGTAAAGACAACCGTGGTGGAGTTAGATACTTCTACAGAGGCGGAGACAGGGACACTGACTTTCTACGATGTCCCCGCAGGTGCTTACACGGTTAAGATCTACACGGGTTTTATCACCTCAAGCGGAACGGAAATTCACTGTTTGGATGATGATGGAGACCTATACATCGACACCGCTACTATAACCGTGTCAAATCGCCCCGAAGATTGGTCATGGTCAATCGGCAATAGCAGCGCGACCGCGACTGCCACCAAAGCCGCATATACAGCAATCACAACGAAAGGCAGCGTCAGCGACTTCAAGTATACCGTGTGGAATGACATGGTTGCGAAAACGGCTGAATTTCTCGAATACCTTGGCGATAGTGATACCGCAGTAGGAACAAACATTTTCGGTTTTGCTACGGGATTAACCTTGCACGAGGTGCTCGAATATGCGGAAATGGACTCAACCAAAGACGGCAGAACGCTGACTGCAACGCGATTTAATGCCCTAAACTGCGTTATATGCAAAATAACAAGCGGCACCGGCATTTCGCAAGTTGTAAAGGGCGGCACAGTCTGTGGTTGGTATTTTACAACCCTAATGACAGCGTTAAACAGTATTACATAGGAGGAACATATATGAAATACGAAAAAATCATCAAAGCCGCCCCTGCGCTCGGGGAGTTGAAGCGGTTACGGCTCCCGTATGCAACCGCAAGGGACATTTACACTGCGCACAAGAAGCTCGAGGCGGAATTTTCGTTTTACCTTGAGGAGGAACGGAAGCTCATAAGCGAGTTTGCCGTCAAAGATGAAAACGGAAACCCGAAAATCACGAGCGGCGGTTTTGTATCTTTCTCGACCATTGCAGAAAGAAACATGTACAACGAACGCCGCGCAGAACTCTGCGACATGGATGCAAACATCGAATTGCCAACAATCAAGCTCACGGTTGAGGAAATGGGCGATCAACTTATTTCGCCCGAAACCATGGAGGCACTCGAGGGCATCGTTATTTTTGAATAGGAGAAAGAATATGACTACAGAAAGAATCAGCAGCACCTACGAAAACGGCAAGAGAATCGAAATGCAAAAGGCAACATACGACAAATCGGACGATCTTTTTACCCTGGCAAATTTGCAGAGACGTTACGAGCGTCTTTGCGAAACGATCAGCAACCAGCCCGAGGGATCCGCTTTGGAGAGCCTCGAAAAGGAAAAGGCAGAGCTTGAGGCAAAGATCGCCGAACAGGAGGCACTTATCGACGGCTACACCGTCGAAAACTAATGCATAGGGGGGATTCCAAAAATGAAAAGTTTACAAAAAATCTCTCTTGACTTTGGAAAAGATACGGCACCAATCACCGTCTTTGCAAAGCAATATGATGCAGAAACACGTTTTATTGAGATCACCCCACTACACTGCAGCGAAATCTACAATATTGGAGAGGGCGTAACGCCTCGTTTGCAGCTTACAAAGGCGGACGGGTATACTGTAATGAATGATGTGGAAATCGCAAACGGTGTTATCTTCGCAGAACTCACGCCTCAAATACTCGCTACTTCGGGCATTGCAGTCGCAGAAATTGCGCTTTATGCGGGAACATCTCTTTTGAGTTCGCAGATCTTCTATATTGATGTTAAGCCATCGGCAATCAATCCAAAAGCGCCAGAAAGTGCTCCGGAATATAATGCTTTGATTACCGCAACCGCAAAAGCAAAAGAAGCAACAAAGAAGATCAATGGACTAACTGTAACAGCGCAAAACGGCGATACGGCAGCGGTTACAAAGACCGAAAAAGACGGCAGCATAGAACTGAATTTTACCATTCCGAAAGGAAAGAATGGAAAGGACTATATTCTGACCGATGGCGATAAACAGTATATTGCCAAGGATGCTTCACAGAAAGCGGTTGCAGAAACTTTTGCGCGGACGATCTATATAAATGCGGAAAATGGAAGGTGCATAGAAGGTACGGATTTCTCATGCCAGTTTGATACATATAAGACGTTTGGTGAAGTGTTAGACGATCGCGTGTCGGATGAATACGGTGCAGGCGCATGGCAAGGATTCCGTTTCAAAATCGTTGACGAGGAAAGAATCGTTGATGCGAACTACAAAGACGGTGTGTTTGTCGGATACGATGCGGAAACGGACACGCTGTATAGTTATGACGGAGAGAACGTAACCAAGACCGAGAACTATATCAAGGGCGAACCGTCCGGCGATTTTGTTGCACAGGAAAACGGCACCGCGAAAGGGTTGAAGATTGCTCCCGCTGAAACAGGCGATGCTTTCGGTGAAAACGATGACATTGTTAATCCGGCAATCATTATACAAGATTCACTTGGGGGTATGGCGGAGAGCGAGTTTCGTGCGGCGTATCAGGATGGCATTCTATATTTTAATGCTGCCGGCATGGGCGGCGGTGCACCCGTGGAAATCTGTGGTGTATCGACAGGCGGAAGACCCGATTCGGTGGCGACGAATGGCTTTGTTAAGAAAGCCGCTTATTCGCCGATCATTGAATTTGAAGATCTTGGCGAGGTGAACAGCAAAGGGGAAACGAAGTCACTGGCACACCTACGCGATTCGAACGGCGACAGAGTACCGATCGAGTACGAAGGCATTGTAGAAATTCTGAAAAGCAGCGGATACAAGTGCCGATTTGTATATATGACAAACAGACCGCTGTTGGAGGGAACGGCGAACGCGGAAGAACGCGTGATCGTGGAGATCACAACCGTGGCGAACGGGATCGATGAATATGGCAATGGATATCTCTTTTTTGGAGGCGTATTGGATTCGCAGACATATTTGCGGGGATATATGTATGCTTATGAGCCCGTATGGAAAACAGTAAGGCTCACCGAGCAGACACTTGACGAGCCGTGTCTTATCGAAGGAACGCCGATCAACATGGCGGACGGCACGGCCAAGGCGGTTGAGGATGTACGGGCAGGCGATCTTGTGCAGTCCTATGACCCTGCAAACGGCGCAATGACTGCGGCAGTAGTGATAGACGCATATGTTACCGGATATGCGCGCAAATTTTCTACATACAGTTTCAGCGACGGCAGATACCTCACGATCTACGGACAGCACAGCATTTATAACAAGAGCAGCGGTACGACGAAGGACATCCGAAAGTCTAACAGAAACGATCGGATCGTCAATATTGACGGTGAGCTCGTACAGTGGTGCGCGACGCATGATATGTTCCATCACGGAGAAAAGAAGCGCAGGTACAATATCGTAACCTCGAACAACCTGTACTTTGCGAACGGCATTCTGCTTGGTCACAAGCCGTTTTCAAAGCTGCAGCGCGTACTGGATGCGCATATCACGGTATCCGAGGAGATCCGCGCGGTATGGCAGAGGGACTGTGACGACTACAACAACTACAACGCCTTTTTGCGTTCACCTGAATTTCATGCGGAAATGAAGGCGCCGAACCAAGATCGGGCGCGTGCAGAGCATATTATTGCCGTGAATAAGAAACGTCTCGCGGATAGTGACTACAAGGCGCAAAAGCATGTGGAAGGTCTGCTGACGGACGCGGAATGGAGTGCTGCAAAGAACCAGCGTGCTGTTTGGCGCAAAGAGATCAACGATAACGAGACGGCGTTGGAGGAAAACAGCAAGTGTTGTCGGGAGATCGTTGCCAAGTACCGCGGCGGTAAATCTTCGCGTGCGATCTTTGAGGACTGCTGCGCGCGTGACAATGCGCTGTTTGAGACGGTCAAGGCGTATTTTGCGCCGAAAAACAAGAACATGGAGGGCGACGCATGACATGGGAAACGATCAGCGAGGCGGTGTCTTTCCTCGCCGATTTAAGCAAAGCCGCCGCTGTGCTTTCGCTCTTTGTTATTGTAATAAAAAAATGGAAACACATTATCGAGGCGATCCGCTGCGTGTTGCGTGCCTTGATGCTCCATACATACTACAAGCACAAAGACGAAAAGCGAATTAGGCAATATGAATTTGAAAACTTCATACTGCTTTATAACGCATATAAAGCGCTCGGCGGCAATTCCTTTATCGACAAGATCCATGAGGAAGTAACAGAATGGGAAGTAATTACATAAAGGAGGTTATATGAGTACATACAAAATCGAACAATGCCCCGTTTTTGAGGAATGGGGCGGCATTACGGTTACCTCGCCGTTTGCACCGCGCACTGATCCTATTTCGGGCAGAGAGAACACACCGCACAATGGCGTTGATATTGTGCTGTATAAAGGGTGGAATACCACCGCATATATCACGGCATTTGCAGGCGGTACTGTTATCGCCGTCAAAAACAGCGTGCCGGGCAAAGACACGGTCAACAAAAACAACTCGGCGGGAAATTATGTAACGATCGACCACGGAAACGGATATGTGACAAAGTATTTCCATTTGAAATACGACACGATATGCGTTGCAAAGGGTGATCGCGTAGCAGCACGGCAGCGCATCGGTTACATGGGTACAACGGGATATTCGAGCGGAGCGCATTTGCATTTTCAAATCGAAAAGGACGGCACGCCAATCGACGGCTTGCCTTACCTCCTCGGCGAAAAAAGCATTGCGGCACCTGCCGCCGATCCTGCAACCACTCCCGAGACAACCACCGCGGTACAGGACAACGAGCCGCAGCCCTGGGCGCGTGATGCGATCGAGTGGGCGCAAGCAAACGGAATTGTTTTCGGCGACGAGAACGGAAATCTTATGTTGCGCGAGCCGTGCACGCGCGAGCAAATGCTCGTGTTTATACACCGTGCATTGAAATCTATCGGTGCGATCGGAGGCTAAACCATGCAGAAAGGAAAAAAGCATATCCAATTCTCAAAGATCATCACGGCGGTAAATACCTTTGCAAGGTTGCCACTTACGGTCTATGTAGTGTGGAAATGCCTTGAAATCGCATCGGATGCGGTTACAGCGGGTTTTTCGGGTGCACTTCCGTATGTAACGGCGATCGTCGGCTTTGTAGAAGCGTGTGACATTGCGATTCTCGGCTTTTACCATGACAATAGCAAGACAGAAAAAAAGGTGCGCGGGCAAAGCGGAAGTGTGCAAACTTCCGCGGACACCGTTCAAACTGCAGAAAGCAGTGTGCAAACAGAGGAATACCACCCCGCGGTAAACCTCAATATTGATTTTTAAGGAGCAATACATATGAATACATTGAAAACCAAACTGACCTCCCGCAAGTTGTGGGCGGCTATTCTTGCAATCGTTGCGACGCTGTTTGTCGCTCTCTTTCGTGAGAACATCCCCACGGATGTGGCAGACCTCGTCGGCAAGGGCGTGCTTGCCCTCTGCGTGTACATCTTCGGCGAGGCGGGCGTAGACATTGCCCGCATTATTTGGAACGCTGCAACCGAAAAAGCCAAGGCGAACGCCGAAACGGTCGTACAGAATACGCAGACAGCGACAACCGTAACAGAGGCTACGGCGGTGCAGACGGATAATAGCGTTTATATTGGCACCAATAAACCGCAGCTCACCGATGCGGATGCAGACGACGACACAGACATTGACAAGGCATAAAGGAAAGGCGGCAGCGGGAAACCGCCGCCGCCTTTTTCCATTTTAGGGAGAGGGGGCAAACCATGGCAAATACAAAAACGCTTTATAAAGCAAACGGCTCCGAGGTTACTTTTGTTGATACCTCAAAAGAGGTCAAAAAAGCGATAGAGAAACTATCAAAAGAAGCTCTCGGAGCTTCGGCAAAAGTCATAAGAAAAAAACTCCGTGGCGACTTGCCCGTATATACAAAGCGATTCAAAAATCATATTGCAAGTTGGAAATTCATTGATCGACAAACAGGGCAGCCTACTTTGCATATCGGTTTTTACTCATGGCAACGGGTAAAGAAAAAAGGCAAACTGCCCTCGCACGCGAGTCCGTGGTGGATCGAGTTTGGTACCAATCCGCATATCATAAGACCTAAAAACGCTAAAATCATGTGGTATAAAGATTCTTTCGGTACTTTGGTACAGCATCCGGGACAGAGTGCGCGGCATCTATTAAGAAATACCATACAAAACAACATTGGGGAAATTAGAGCCGCACAAGAGGAATACCTCGATAAAATCAATCAAGTGCTCGATGCAGCCGATATAGAAATCCCCGAAACAGCGGACGAAGAAAACGACTGATAATTAAGGCGGAGGCTCACTCAAGGAGCCTCCGCCTTTTC